TGGACTGCCACATTGACTGCCGCAAGCACTTACACGCCGACAACATTCCAGTTGGTATCTGGCTCTGAGCTTTTGTACTTGAATGGTACAGAAGTCAATGACCAAGATTATGATTTGGTCGGAAACACAATCAATAATTTTCCATCTACGGCAACAGGTAATTTCACAATAATTCAATTTGCGCCAAACAATCAAGGTGTTCCAAATGGATTGCCAGCGGCAGTATCAACATTCACAATAAATGGAACACCTGTTTACAGTTATTCCTACACACCAGCATATTTTGAAATCTTTGCTAATGGTTGCTACTATGACCAAGGCAATGATTTCACAACGGCAACAGGCTCATACACGCTTGTACCGACACCAACTAACAACACAACAGTTCTTGTTCAACAGACTTACAACGCATCAGGGGCGGCATAATGACTCAGGCATTTAATCTTTCACAACTTGCAAACAACGTCAATTCCAGTGGATTGCTTAATGCGGCGGCGGGTTTGTATAACCAAACACCTGTGGCGAATGGCGGTACTGGTGTTGCAACATTAGCGGCAAATTCTGTAATTATTGGCAATGGAACAAGTGCTGTTACAACAGTTGCGGCAAGCACATTAGGCAACGTACTAACGTCTAATGGAACAACGTGGGTATCACAATCGGCAAGTGGTGCTGTTCCTGTTTACAACGTGTTTACAACACCCGGCACATGGACAAAACCAGCAACAATTAAAGGCATTATGGTCACTGTTGTGGGTGGTGGCGGTACGGGAGGAACTGGAACTGCTGGCCCACTTGCCCCTATTACATCACCCGCTCCACGAAATGCAGCGGGTAGTGGTGGCGGTGGTGGTGGTACATCAATTCGTGTATATCCAGCCGCATCTTTACCGGGGCCACAACCATATACTGTTGGCGCGGCGGCATCATCTTCATCTTTTGGAGTTGCACCCGCTACTGTAATTACTGCAACTGGCGGCACAAATGGAAATTCTATAACTGTTACAACTGGTGGTTCTGGCCCGCTTGCACTTGGCGTGGCTGGAGGGTCAGGGTCAGGAGGGAATCTTAATATTACAGGTAGTTCAAGTACGCCAAGTAATGCTTCAACTTTAATAATTGGAGGGTCAGGCGGTAGTTCATTTGTTGGTGGAGTTGCTTTAGGTGGGGCAGTACCATCAGGCCCCGGCTCTGGTACATCAACTGGGTCGGCAGGAAATGCTTATGGTGGCGGTGGTGGTGGAGGTGCCGCATACATTGCATCTGCACCATTATCAAATGTTGGCCCCGGTGGTACAGGCGCGGCGGGTGTAATTATTATTGAGGAATTCTATTAATGAAAGCGTTGATTTCAACTATTGAACCAAGATTAACTGGTTATCGCGTTGTTCAAACTGCTTATGATGAACAAGTTTTTCCAGTTGCTGAAACATTGTTTTGGGTTGACTTTCCAAGTGACTTAGATACAGAATTAGTGCCAAATAATTTTTATTGGTACGACCCAAGCGACCAAATAATCAAACCACAAAACACGACAGGATAAATTATGTGTGACCAACTCAGCCAATTTGTTGTTGAAAAATATGTTCATCTCAAGAGTTTTCTTGCGGAAGAATCATGCGTTGAGTTGACCGCAGTATTAAAAAATTTGGTTGCAGAAAAGCAAACCACGCAAGATGTTCAATGCCCAAAGTCTGAAGCAGTTCATGGCGCAATGGCATTTGATAAATTGCTGGTTGACTTATTGCCGCATTTTGAAAAAGCATCTGGCAAACGACTTTATCCGACATATTCTTATGCTCGCTTGTACGCGCCTAACGAAGATTTAATCATTCACACCGACCGAGAATCATGCGAGATAAGCGCAACCGTTACCCTTGGCTTTGACGGCGATGTGTGGCCTATTTACATGGGCGATAAGGGTAAGGCTAACGCAAGCAAGATTGACATGGCTATTGGCGATGCTGTGCTTTATAGAGGCATGGACAAACATCATTGGCGCGAGACATACACAGAGGGTAAGTGGCAAGCACAGGTGTTTTTACATTACGTTGATGCGGATGGCCCACACGCTGAATGGAAGTTTGACAAGCGACTAGCCCTGAACTTGCCATCAACTGAGATGCGGCATTGGGTTTATAGCGACATCTTGACACCTGAAGCCTGTGATTCGCTGGTCAAGCTGTACACACAAGACCGATTGACCAAAGAACCACCGCACATAGGTAATGGTCAAATTGATACATCTATTCGCAATGTCACCCGTGTAATGTTGCCAACATACAAAGACATTGGCGGTCGGCTTGCGGCGGCTGGGCTATGGGCAAACAAGCAGATGTGGAACTTTGACATTACCCATGCCAACCAAGCTGAATTCCTTGCATACCCTGCTGGCGGTCGTTATCAAGCCCATGTTGACACGCACTTACAACACGGCGATGAATGTCGCAAATTGACTGTATTAGCGTTCTTGAACGATAATTTCGTGGGTGGCAAATTTTTCTTGCAAGAAGGTCAAAATCGTTACTATCCACCACAATCAAAAGGCACTGTGCTGGTGTTTCCATCTTTCATAATGCACGGCGTGGAAGATGTGGAGGAGGGCGAACGATTTTCTGTTGTGTGTTGGATGGTAGGCAAATTTTTCAGGTAACAAAATGAATTCACCCATTCTGGCGGTTCGCAATATTAGCGATGAAGAATTAAAATCCATGTTGCACGAGGCGGCAGAGTGGGGCGCAAAACGTGCGTTGGCTGACATTGGCTTACATGATGACGAAGCTGGCAGTGATGTTAAGGAATTGCGCGGCTTGCTTGAAACATGGCGCGATGCAAAGCGCACGGCGTTTAGAACCACAATAAGCTGGCTGACCAAAGGATTCCTGATTATGATAATTGGTAGCGTCTGGTTTTACGCAAGCAAAAAGGGGTAAAAAATTGACCCTATTACCTTGTTGGTCATGGCAAATAGTTGCGTGGCGGCTATCAGACAAGGTGCGTCACTTTACAAACAGGCCAAAGAATCTTTTCTTGAAGTCAAAGCCGCCGCTGATGAGGTGGTTGGAATATATAAGGAAGTTACTGGGTTTTGGAGTAACTTTAGTAACTTTTTTAAGCCCAAGAAGTCAACGCCCAAGCCTGTGGCGAAAGCGCGGAAAAAAGAAAAGTTTGTTGCCTACACAGAGACACAAGCCGCCGCCGACATCGTTAAGCAACTGACCGAATTCTTTTCCTTGCAAGACCAGCTTAACGAATATTTGAGGGCTGAAGAATTAAAAGCAAAAGTTTATAACCCAAACATAAGCAATGCTGAAATGATGGGAACGGCGATGAATGTGATTATGTGTCAGCAACAGATGCAAGAATTGGAAGTGACAATTCGTGAAATCATGGTGTACCAGACACCCGGCTTGGCTGACCTGTACACCCAGACATTTGAATTGCGCGGCAAGATGCAGGAACAGCAAACACAAGCACGGCTGGCGCAAGAAGCGCAAGACAGGCGGGACTCATGGCTACACAGGGAAAAAGAAAAGAACCTCAAATTAAAAATAGCGTACCTTTTGGCAACGGCGTTCCTCCTGCTATACGTTTGGCTGTGGCTGATACTCCTCAATCGGTGGCAAAAGACATAATGGGATGGGTTGCCATGTGCATCTGCATAGGGTTGCTACTACCCTTGCTTGGATTCTTGTATGTGGATATATTGACTGCAAAGAAAGACGTTCAGATTGAATTGACAAAGGTGCAAGAGTTGCGCCGACAAATTGAACAAGAAAAACGCGAGGTGTCAAAATGAATGTAATTGATTTGTTGATTATTAGTATGCTGGTGGTTTTAATTTTTACAGACAAGGGGTAATCATGGATTGGCTTAGACAAATTGCACCGACAATCGCAACTGCCCTTGGTGGGCCATTAGCAGGGCTTGCCGTGGACGCAATCAGCAAGGCTGTGGGCATAGACCCCAAAGACGTTACAAAGACCATTAGCGAGGGTAAATTAACTGCTGACCAGATTGCACAGATTAAGACTGCTGAACTCGCTATGGCGGCACGGGCGCAAGAACTTGGGTTGGACTTTGAAAAGATTGCCGTTGATGACCGCAAGTCAGCGCGGGAAATGCAAGTGGCTACACAGTCGTGGATACCCGGCGGCATGGCAATCATTGTCACCTGTGGCTTCTTTGGCATCTTAATTGGCTTGATGACCGACCATTTCAAAACCACTGATGCGCTTATGTTGATGCTTGGCTCGCTTGGCACAGCGTGGACAGGCATCATTGCGTTCTATTTTGGCTCGTCTGCTGGCAGTCAAAAGAAAGACGAGTTGCTTCATCAATCCAGCCCAACAAAGTGAGGTTGCCATGCGTACCAATTTTGATGTTGCACTGCTGAAATTACTGGTTCATGAGGGTGGGTTTGTTAACCATCCAGCCGACCCCGGCGGCATGACCAACCTTGGCGTGACAAAAAAAGTCTGGGAAGAATGGCGCGGTCAACCTGTTGATGAAGCTGAAATGCGAGCATTAAGCCCTGAGAAAGTTGCGCCGCTTTACAAGGCTAAATATTGGGACATGGTGCAAGCTGACCGATTGCCGCATGGCGTGGATATGTGTGTGTTTGACTGCGCGGTCAATAGTGGCGTGAAAAGGGCATCAAAACTGCTTCAGAGGGCTGTTGGCGTAGATGATGATGGGGTTATAGGCAGAGCGACTATGGCGGCTGTAGAAGCCTTAAATCCAGAAGAAGTTATTGACCGATTCTGTGCTGAACGGCTGACGTTTTTGGAAGCCCTGCCGACCTTTGCAACTTTTGGCAAAGGCTGGACACGGCGGGTTGCTCAAGTGCGCGAGGAATCGCAGATTCTGGCTTAATCCTGCCAATCTGCAATCCAATCTGCAAGCAGACAACAAACGCCGATTGTGATACCGCCGCCAATAAACAAAACATACACTACCATTAAAAAATCCATCATTTTGTTTTCCTTGCTGAGTAATCAAATGCGTTAATCATGTCTGGCTTTCATCATGGCTTTGGCTTGTTTATATGATGTCTTTGCAATGTCGTCATAATCCAATTCATACCCATCGGGTGCTGTATCTACTAAGGCTTGCATAGCTTTGGCAGCAAAATAATCTAGAGTTGATATGCCAGCCCTGCCTGAGTCCCTTGCTTCATGCGTAGGAAATGCCGGATGGTTTTTAAATTTCATCTTGTGTCATTTCTTCATTCTCCGAACATAAACAGCAAAACTATCTATAGTGTCTTTGCCAAATGGCGTTTTAAACATAATTTCAATTTCTCGCGCAACTTCTTCAATAACTTTGTTTCGTAATTCCTTGTAAAACTCTTGTGATGATTTTGGCGCAATCGGGTCTGTCGGTTTATTGAATTCACTCATAGCAAGCCCCATCCAAACATAAAAAAGAAACTATAAACCTTGCAAATGATTCCGACAACAGTTGCCCAAAATAAACTGGTCAAAATTGTTAATGCGTGTTTCATCTTAGAAACCCATCGCGTCTTGCCATACGAGCAACCCTGTATTCAAACAAATTTGCAAGATGCGGATTCATGATTGCAAACAATCTTGCTAAATATGGGCTAATGTTGTTGTTGATTTTCCAGCCGCCATCGCCTTGCTCAGACAGCGCAGAATGATGCCGCAATACATGGATAATGGTTCTGGCTGAATAGTGCTTGAAACCCGCTTTAACAACTTTGAATGCCTCTTGCTCAAAGGCAATCCAGATGTGTGCGTTTTCCGGTATCCAGCGTAAAAATTCATCACTGAATTGTTCTTTATGTTCATGTGCAATATCTTCGATTGTGAAATTTTTCATTTGTTTATTCCAGAACTTTGTAACCGCGACCATTCAAACAAGTCTTAACAATCGCTTGTCTACGTTGATAAGCTGACCATGCGCCTGAACCACTGCCCACAATCGCACCAGAAGCCAATCCAGCACCAGCGGCGTTGTTTACAGGCATACCCGTCTTGCTTGCAATCCATGCGCTTAAAAGGGCAGATGCCGCACCTTGGATGGCGGCTGACTTTGCCATTTCAGTAGGAACATGAACTTCTTCGGAAATGCGCTCGCATTCCATTTGGTCAAGGTAGATGTTGCCGGGCGTGGTGCTGAACTTTGGGTCAATGATGATTTTGTTTGCGCAACCAGTTAACAAAAGCAAAAACAATATTTTCAACATTTTCAATTCCTTTGGCGACTTACTGGTTACCCATGCGCTTGTTTAGTTAAAAGGGTATATCGTCATCAGGCATTGGTTCGGCACGGCGACCGGGGCGTGGTTCTGATTTAGGCTTTTCCTGTTTGTCATACGGTTCATTGATGTAGGCATACCCATTCCATTCAAGCGGAATGAAATCCAGCTTCAACATCGGGCCATGCTTGCTTTCAATGATTGCACCAATCTTTTGATACTTTTTCTTTGTCTCGCCTTGTGCGTTGACGTATTCGCCCATGATGGCGGTGACTTCTTTGTATGCCATTATTTATTTTCCTTTGCGAGTTCAGCTTGCTTCTTTATTGCACTGCGAACTTTGCTATCCAGCTTTGACCACAACGCAATTTTTTCATCACCATCTTCAATGCCTGTGTATTGCTCATAAGCACCGTGCATATCGTCTGCCGCCACTCTTTCCAAAATGGCATCCAGCACATCTTGCACAATTGCTTGTCGGTCAGGCTTTAACCCATCCCATGCGCCTTGTGTGGCTGAAATTTTTGGCACTGACTTACTAGCGGCATTGCCATCATCATCTTCTGGTGCAAGCCCTGTAGCGGCTAACAGCGAATATCTACGAGCATAAGTCGCGCAACTGCCTATGCCTTGGGCATCCAGCTTGACTGCTGGCACAAACAAACGACCACCGCTGAGTTGTTCGCCTGACTCATGAATGAACAGCGTTTCAACAATCACGCCTTTGTCGCATTCGTGGAACTGTTGCATTAAAGCAATGCCGTTGTCGTTAAGTGCGTCAATGACTGCTTCAACGCAAGCAGACAGGTCAGCATACTTTGACCGGAAATGCGGATTGGTGCTGGACTTAAGTGCTTTGCCAAATGCTTTTTGCGCCTTGACCAGCGCGGCTGATACTTTTTGCATTTCAATTATCCTTTTCAATTAGTTCACGTTGTAAGTTCAAAATTTCTTCTTCATCAACTTTTTGAAGTAATTTCAGCGTTTCAATTTCTGCATCCATGCGGGTCAAATAGCCCTGAAGCATTCCGCATTTAAATGCAAGCCGTGACACTGAGTCATCAGGATATTGTTCGCGTGAAACTCTTTCGGCTTCATCTATCATGTGTTCTGGTTTCATTTCATTCCCATCAAATTTTTAATTAAGAATATTAATCCAATGATGTAAACCAGCATGGGCAAATTTGACTTTGGTTTAATGTCAAGCAAAATGCCCTGCCAGAATTCTTCATCGCTGCTCATTTGCCCCCGTGGTGGAGGTGTGTAATACGCACCAATCTGTAGACCAGTGCGCGTGGTGTAGGGCAAGCTAGTCAAGCTGGCTTTCCCATCTGGATATGTCGGCTTCACGGCGTTCATCTTCGCAGTGCTGTTTCCAACGATATGCAACTTCGGTTTCAATTTGCGCGATGTCTTTTTTGGTGATGACATTTGTAACCTCCAATCCATCAAGATAAACTTCAATCTCAAATTCTGCATTCAGACCGACATCTTCATCTTCGTCAACAAATTCGTAGATAACTGTGACATCTGCGCCACTGGAAAGCTGATGTGTAAATGAACAAGTCATGATTTTTCCTCTTGCATTTGTTTTTTCATTGCTTCAACCATGCGTTCAAACTGCCAAGTCAAAACGTCAAAGTAAGAATTGTCAACAGTTTCATCGGTAATTCTTTGTTCAATGGTGGCGCGGCGGCGCAAATCATCATCTACTTGATATTTCAGGGTAATTATCCAAGTCATGCTTCCCTCGCTTTCAGCATTGCGTCTGCTAGGTCGTAGGCTTCTGCCGCCAAGCGGCTGTTAGCCCATTCCATACCTGCCGGGCTTGCACACAAGCCTTGCATAGCTTTTGCCGCCATGTAGTCCCTCAGACTCATGCCTCGCTCATGGTCAAAAACACTTGGAAATGCTTGTGGGTTGTTCATTTCAGCAACTCCTTAACAATTTCAATCAGAAACGGCACTGACAAAATCAGGCCAACGGCTGTTGCTTGCAAATATTCATTCAGTTTCATTTTGTTTCTCCTCAAGAAAAAGCCAATCTTCAATCATGCCGCCACCGTAAAGCAAGATGGTCTTGCAAGCATCCAGCACGTTTTTGACTTGATATTTGTCCATTGGTTTGTCGCCATCCAAGCTGGCTTGAAGCATTGTTATGACAGGGAATAATTCATGAACCGTGTTAAGTCCTGCCCACACATCTGAACGGCGTTCCCACATGATTTGTTCAACGCTTTCAGTTCTTTGTTTGTCACTCCAAGCAAGTGCATCTGTCCACATACCCCAAGCATCCACAATGCTTGTGTAATCTTCAGAATATTCAACATCGTCATTGTTTAAATAACGCTCTAAAAATTCTTCCACACGTTCAACAGGAACACTTGCAACATTGTTGCTGTAAGCATTAACAAATGCTTTTTGTTTATTGGTTAACATGGTTTTACTCCTTGAAAACGCTTACGCATTACTGCTGAAGCTATTGCATCGCACTTATCAGAATCAATTTCGGGAAAATTGCATTCAATGTTGTAGCTAAGGCTTTCAGCATCCCATTTACCGCATGACTCTAAACAATTTTCGGCGTGAATAACTGCATTGCGGGTTATCCTAAATTTATCAATTCGTGCTATTTGATGTGCATTCATTTTCAATCCTTTCAAAATATGCCCCCGTGGGGGCGGTTAAATTAAGCAAGCAACATTTCTTCAGCTTGTGATTTCACGCGATTGCCATTGCCGAACCAAGCGTTGTTCATGCGGGTATCAACATTGTGTCCACGCTCATGGTCAACGTACTGAGTAACAGCGTTCAGCAAGCCCCATTTAGTGCCGTATACGCCATAATTGTTTGCACCCATACCAGCACCGTCAAACAGTTCAATGACGCGCTTAAAGCCGCGAGATTCTTTAAATGTGTTGGTCTGCTGGTTGTATGCGGCAGGGAAAAGATTGTTGGTGAATTCACGCGCATATTCGCTGGATACGCCTTGACGCGCCAATTTGCGGTATTTGTCCATCATGCCGTCAAACCCGCTGACAACAAGACCCAAACGGTCACGCATTAACGATTGGTCAAATTCTGCGCCGTGTGTCAGCACAACGCGACTTGGTGCGTGTTCTTGGTCAGCCATTGACAGCGTGTTGTTGCACACAACGCGAATGCTGGTGAACTGCCCAATAGTTGCGGCTGTACCATCAAACGATGTACTTAACAGCAAGTAACCGCGCACTGCATCATCTTGCAAAACAACTGCTTCACGGTTGACGTTTGCCAATGCCCAAATGCGTTTGCCGCCTTTGATTGCACCAGCAACTTCTAAAGTAAACCCTGCTGACTGAACAAGCGTGTTGAAAAATTCCAACACTTCGGCTGGCTGATGAACTTTGTAACGATTAGTCACTACGCCCAAAGGTGCGTTTGTGTCATTACGATAAATGACGTTTTGGTTTGGCATTTCAGAATAATTCTGACCATCCCATGTAAACATGATGGGCGACAATTTTGCCTCCCAATCAAGTCCTGCTTCTTTGCGCCACACATCAATGGGTGCGTCTGGTGTTAATTGCTGACCAAGACCGTGCCAAGGTGTTGCGTTTGCATAGGCAATTTCTGCTTTGCCTGTAATTGCGTTGTTTTCGATTAAATGAGCCATTTTTAATTTCCTTTGATTGTTAATTTACACAAGACCCATTCACATGGGTTTCGCCGATTAACGGCTCATCAGTTGTGTTCTTGTTCTGTTATGCGTTGTAAATGTTCTTCATTAGCCCAAGCATTGCCTGTCCATTCGGCGTGTTCCCAACAGGTAAAGGCATTGGCTGGTAATTCTGTTTTTGCCAATTGGCGGTCAATAACCCAACGACCAATTTTTGTGCGACTCACAGTTACTTCACAAGCCCAAGGGTTACGCTTTACTTCGGTTTTGTAAACTATCATTTTTAATCCTTTTTAATTTGTTGAACAAGACCCCTTGCGGGGTTTCGGCTATTAAAGCCTCGTCAGTTGTTCTGTTAAGCCAATATGTTGAAATGAAAATGAACACCATAGTGCATAGCATTGATGCCGATAAACACTGGAAAAAATCTGCCATCAATGTGTTCCATAACAATGTAACGCAATGGTCCAAAACCAGTTGTTTCCATATCGCCAAATTTATCTGTTGCCGCTTTTTGTGCGTTGGCGGCAGTTTTGTATGTGCGGGTAGGTGTGAGAGTAACGTGTTGCATTTTCAATTCCTTTTAATTTGGTTGGTTTGCATCAGTTGTTAAGCCGATGAATGAATTATGCATGAAAACTTAACAAAATGGCATCCGACCAAAAAAAGTTAAGTTTTTTGCAAAAAAGCAACATATTTGCAAAAATACAACACAAATGAATACTTGTGTTTTCAAAATTAACACTGGACAAGCGTGTTAATTTATTGCTATCATTCTTAACATGAACACACAAATTGCAATTCAACTTGCTGGCTCAAAAGCCAAACTTGCTCGCTTGCTTGGTGTCAGTCGTGCGGCTGTCACTCAATATCATGCGATTTTGCCACCCAAACGGATTGACCGATTGCGTCAAGCACATCCAGAATGGTTTGCTGATTCAGCACCGCCCACAACGGAAATTGAATTAAAACCAGCAGACTTGACACCTGTTTGAAAAATTGATTTAGAATTGAGGCACGGCTAGGGAATGCAACCCGAAAAGGCGATTCGTTACCGCCCTGCCGATGTTTCTTTGTAACGGCAACCGACAACGTGAGGTTTATATGCACTACTACCAATTTAACATTGGTGATTACAAAAGTCACACTGAACATTTATCCGAAATGGAAGATTTGTGCTATCGGCGTTTGCTTGATTGGTACTATCTTCATGAAAAACCCATTCCGATTGACATCAATGAAACTGCAAGGCAAATTCGCTTGCGATTGCATTGCGATTGCATTGCTGTGGTATTGCAGGAGTACTTTGAAAGCACAGCGGACGGATGGATTCATCACAGAGCAAATGCTGAGATTTTAAAAGCTGGCGATAAATCTCAAAAAGCAAGTGAAAGTGCTAAAGCTAGATGGAACAAAGCCAACAAACAAGATACGAACGCAATGCGAACGCATAGCGAAAGCAATGCTACACATAACACAGAACACATTACACAAGACACAGTAAAAGAAAAGGCAACTGTCGTTGCCACGCCTCACGGCGTTTCGTCATCAGTGTGGAATGATTTTGTTAAGCATCGCAAAACATTGAAAGCGCAAATCAGCATGACGGCAATTTCACGCATTGAGCAAGAGGCGGCAAAAGCTGGCTGGACACTTGAGCAAGCATTAACAGAATGTGTTGCACAGGGTTGGCGTGGATTTAAAGCTGATTGGGTCACTGGCAAACAGACTGCTACACAAAAAGCCGCGGCAAACATGAATTTGTTAACAAGAGGAATGTCGGGGCCGAAACCAGCACCATTTTGGGCAAAGCCCGACAACAATACATTGGAGGTGGTCAATGTTGAATCCAAACGATTGGTGTGATGCTGATGCTGGCTTTGATTACATCTTCACGCGCATGAGTGCGATTTATGGCGCAAACTTTGCCCGACATTGGGACGGCATCGACCTTGCAAATGTTCGCACTGAATGGCAAAAACAGCTTGGCAAATTCTTAACATATCGACCAAGCATGGATTATGCGATTAACAGATTGAATGGCGATTTTGTGCCGAGCGCAATAAAGTTCCGCGAATTCTGCAATGCTGGCCCTGCTATTCCACGCGATGAAAAACAAATTGCATACAACCCGACACCTGTTGACCCTGAAGTGGTTGCAGAAGCCAAACGCCGCCTTGCTGAATTGCGAGGAAAAAAATGACAAATCAACAAGCAAACAAACTTTTGGATGAATTGAAAGATGGAAACAGAATTGCAAACATCATTGAAATCACAAAAGCTCTTTGGCAAACAGGTGACCTCCGAGTACCAGAAAACCTTACACCATTTGATTTGGATGGCATCAATGCCCGGCGCAAAGAAATACGCATGGGACAGGGCGCAGAAACTGGATGCTGACCCAACAGGGTTTTGGCGTGGAATAGCTGATGACTTAACGAAAGTAATGAATGAGAAAAGCGGCAAAGATTGATGATAATCAAAAAGCGATTGTTAATGTATTGCGGCAAATAGGTGCAAGCGTTCAGTCACTGGCGGCAACAGGCAAAGGTTGCCCTGATTTGCTTATCGGTTATCGCGGCATTAATTATTTGATGGAAGTCAAAGATGGCGACAAAGTGTTAAGCAAGCAAAAGCTGACGATTGACCAAGAGCATTGGCACAGTCTTTGGCGCGGTTCAGTTCACATTGTTAAGTCAGTCGATGAAGCGTTGAAAATATTACAGGATAAAAAATGATTTACAAATTGGAAAACAGCAAGCAAGCCCATGCGTTGATTTTGACATTGTGGGAAAAAATTAAAACCGCTTTGGACAATGGCAAACGCTTAACGATTGAAGTTAAGCCAGAAAGCAAAACCCGTGACCAAGAGGAAAAATATCATGCAATGATTGCCGACATTGCTGAACAAGCACAGCATCAGGGTGCGCGTTGGAGTGCTGAAGATTGGAAACGCTTGTTGTTACATGAGTTTGCCAAACAAGCTAATTTGCCGCAAGGCAGAATTGTTGCAAGTCTTGACGGCACAGGCATTGTTCAACTTGGGTTGCAAAGCAAGAAATTAACAAAAGAGCAAGGCAGTGAATTTATTGAATTTTTGTTTGCATGGGCGGCACAAAATGGCGTTGACTTAACATGAAGTTGATGCGAAGTCAAAATGCCCGACATATTGATTTTGGGGCATTTTCTGGTTTGATACTTGAAAGCCCAAACTCATGCCCGTCAGACATTGATATGGCATGGGAACGGCGCGGAATGTTTTTGATTGCTGAATGGAAACGACCGACAGAAAAATTAAGCATGGGTCAAAAAATCATGCTCAAAGCACAAGCAAAACTTAACACACATTTGATTTTGTTAATTATCGGCGACACTGACAATGAAATGTACATTGAAGAATTTGGGAGAATTATGCCGAATGGTGTTTATGTAAAGCGCGGTCAATCAACAAAAGAATTGAAAGATTACATGAAAAAATGGTGGTATTGGGCAAATACAAAATGAGAAAACACATTACATGAGGGCAAAATTTCAATATTGGCGCAGTCGCAAACATTTGCAGAACGTGGCATCTTTGCCGTGTCAGCATTGCGGCTTAGACGGGCAAACGCAAGCGGCGCATAGCAACATGGCGGCACATGGCAAAGGGCGGTCTATAAAGGCATCTGACCACTTTACGGCGGCTTTATGTTTTGCTTGCCATCACGATTTGGATGGCGGTCACAGCTTAACAAAAGACCAAAAGCAAAAGATGTTTTTTGCCGCATTGAAAAAAACATGGATTGAGTTGCAAAAGCGGGATTTGATACTGATTGACTCGCCTGACCCGCTGGTGGATAATTAACAAAACATTAAGAAGTGTGTGGATTGGCAGGAAGAAGTCGGTCATGTGGTGTAGGCAAGATGGGCTCTGTTGTAGCTACCAACCCATTTCCAGCCATTCATCCCGATGCTCTGCATGGGTCGCACCCATAACAGTCCATACACTTGTTGGTGAAAACTCAGTGACCCTGAGTAGCGAACGAAAGCGACCGAGGCGACAATCTGAAAGATAAAGAATATCCGCTATCACAGCCTTGATGCGGACGCATAGACACCAACAGCTAACACGCATGGGGATTGACTCTAGGGACTACTGGGGTAGCGCAACAGTCTCCAGCCGTGTTGGTGAAAGCGGATGCTGAAGGATGGCCTAGACCGCCACGTTGCTTAATTGTCAACCAGAAGTAGCGAGTAACCAACAACCTTTAAAGGAAAATCATGGTCAAATTTACCGCAAGCGTTGAAGCAAAAGCCGACCCTGTTATGGATTTTGTATGTTGCTTACTTAACAGCGTGACAACAGCGCACATTTTGCATTTGTCCAGCCGCAGTTACAGCCAGCACAAAGCATTGCAGAAGTTTTACGAAAACATTGGCGACCGCGCTGATGATTTTATTGAAGCGTTTCAAGGCAAGTATGGCTTGCTGACAAAGTACCCTGCCACTGCCGCATTGTTTCCAGAACAAGACCCTGTTACATACTTAACATATTTAAGCGATGAAGTTTCAATGCTTCGCAAAGCAAATGGTTTCCCGCAAGATAGTGAATTGCAAAATGAAATTGACAACATTGCCAATCTGATTAACAGCACACTTTATAAGTTAAAATTTTTAGCTTAACAAAAGGACATTACATGACAGGCCAGTTGAAAATCGTTTACAAGAAAACCGAAGATTTAATTCCTTACGCGCGGAACAGCCGAACCCACGACGAGGCACAAGTTGCACAAATAGCGGCAAGCATAAAAGAATTTGGGTTTACAAATCCAATCTTGCTTGATGGGCAAAACGGCATCATTGCTGGTCATGGTCGCGTTATGGCGGCACAAAAGTTAGGTGAAGAAAAAGTTCCGACCATTGAATTGGCACATTTGTCCGAACATCAAAAACGCGCTTACATTATTGCCGACAACAAGCTGGCACTTAACAGCGGTTGGGACAATGAAATGCTTACGCTTGAATTGGAAACGCTTCAAGAAGCAGGATTTGGCGTTGATGTGCTTGGTTTTGACGATAAAGAATTGAAAGCATTGTTTGGCAAATTGGATGATGCCGAAGATGATTTAAAAGAACCAGTCGATGAAAGCCGCAATTTGTTAATGATTGAATGCGAAGGCGAGCGCGAATTGGAAAAATTGTTTGCCGAAATGCAAGAAAGGGGTTTTGAATGCAAAATTTTAAGTTAACACTTGCATCGCCAGTTGCCACATCGTTTCGAGCAACCAAAGCGGCAAATAGCCTTGACATTGATTCCGAAAAAAAATCCGTCCATCATTTTGAAGTTCAAGCCGACTTAACAACGCCGTTTAATATTGGTTTGATTGTTGGCGCATCGGGTAGCGGCAAGACAACGCTTGCCAAACACATATATGGCGATGAATGTTTCCGCGAAGTGTTGGACATGACGCAACCTGTCATTGACCAATTTCCAGAATCCATGACATACGATGAATGTGCCGCGATGTTGTGCGGCGTTGGATTGACCGCTGTGCCGTGCTGGATTCGCCCCGCGTACACGTTAAGCAACGGACAACGCGCACGTGCTGAATGTGCTTTGCAAATGGCGCGGGATAACATTGCAATGATTGTGATTGATGAATGGACAAGCGTTGTTGACCGAACTGTTGCCAAAGTCATGTCGCATTGCATACAGAAACACGCAAGAAAAACAGGCAAAAAGATTGTGTTAATGTCTTGCCATTATGATGTTGTTGAATGGCTTAACCCTGATTGGGTCATTGATGCCAATAAGCAAATATATGAAAACCGGAGGTCACTTTGGCGGGACTTCAAAAGAACAGAACAATTGCAATTTGACATATACGAAACCTCAAGGGGCACATGGTCTTACTTTAGCAAATATCATTATTTAAGTGACCGACTTGCTGGAGGTAAAAATTATTTTTATGGATTATGGTCAGGCGCAAATCAAATAGGATTTTTGGCTTTTTCTAATTATGTTCCACATCGTAAAGGCACAATAATGCAATTGCATTTTAATCGTTTGGTGATTCATCCTGATTATTGTGGGTTTGGTTTGGGCGTACATTTTCTTAACAAATGCGCCAAAATTGTTGCTGACAAAAATTATGAAGTCATGGGTAAGTTTTCAAGCGCACCTGTTTACAATGCATTAAAGCGAGATAAACAATGGCGATTGAATGATGTTAAGCGTCAACATAAAGTCATTGTTGGTGGTTCAATGATGCGAGGAAAGAAAACAGGATATTCAAGAGCAAATCAAGCAATTGCTGGAACATCCCATGGATTCAGAATGGATGTTAAAACATGGTCATTCAAATACATTAACAATGCCATACGCGCCATATAACAAAATATGCCGTGAGTTAGGCTGTAAGAACAGCAGAAGCAAACTGAACAGTTTTTGCAGTGAGCATGGCGGCTTAGAACACATGAATGAGGGTAAAGACAATGCTTACAGTAATCCAGCATGGCAAACCATCAGACGCGCACAATTAAGCAAGCAACCCTTATGTCAGTCATGCTTAACACGGGGTCATGTTAATTTAGCGAATCATGTTGACCATGTATTTCCTTGGCGGCACATAGGCGAACAAGCATTCTTGCATAACTTGTTTCAATCATTGTGTATCAACTGCCATAGCCACAAGACAGGACAAGAACGTAAGGGCATATATGAACATTACACACATGAAGGCGTACAACCCTTGACCAAGGCAGATTATGGGTACAACATGACCCAATGGAATAAAAACGGCGCATAAACGTCTGCCAACACGCAAAAAACTCCATTTGCGTTTCATTTTTTTATTTTGAAACTTAAAAAGTTAAGACTTAAGCAAAGG